GCTGGGATCAATGCTGCTTTTCTAATCGCGGAGACGTTTCTCCATGGCGGAGGGCCTAATGGCTGTCCGTAGGAGATTCGCGAACAACACTCAGGTAGTGACTCGGTATGACCGTATCGGAGCTTATCCAACCTCCGAGCCGGTCACCGTGTACGTCACCATCTATCTGCAGCCAAAGCGGCTACGGACGGATGAAGTCGAGGTTAGACTCCAAAACTTTTACGAAGCTCTTGCTGAGCTTCGCAAGGTTACGGATTCGGACCCTCTTCATAACACCTGAGTTGTTGACGACGTAGGCTAGGGATGTGTCCACCTCTATAATAAGGGGGAACACTGAAAAGCCTGACGTCACTCTGGTCATGTACCGCACATGAAATGGCGGTACGATGTTGCACTAGCGCCACCCTTGACATAAAAACTGTCGAGGGTCGGTTCGAACACGAGGGGTTGTCGTTTTTAGCGATTACCCTGGCGAGCTATGGTAAGGCCATCGAAAAATGGCTAAACCAAGGCTTTGTCGTCCCTTCTGATGCTCCGGCCTTTAAGCTGAAGCGTCGTACTGGTCTCCCGGCATTTCTGTCGGGTTTCCTTGGACTTGTGTTCGACCTTAGTAGCGGTGTGCTACTGGAGGATCCCAATATCGAAGCAATCTATGCTATACGTCAGCTTACGTTGATGTTCAGCAAGATCGCTCTCCCTCAGGACGACCTTTCGGGTCTGTCCACGCGGGTAGTTACCCCGCGTCGTGAGAGACGCGCGATGGCGGATTTTCTCCAGTGTGAGCAGGACGTTAAGAGGAATGACAGCTTGCTTGATCCGGCTTATATGTCGGATTTTAAGCGCGTTGCCAATCTGCTCTTTGCAGATGTCTTTGCAAAGGTAGATAGAGATATCTACTGGGGTCGTCTTGTCCCCAAGCATGGTCCGGGCGCTGTCGCAGATCGTATTAGCAGTAATGCTAAATGGAATCTGCGAACCTGGACCACTCGGCTTCAACGGCATTTGCCGGCTGAGTCGTTTCTGGTGTCTAGCCTTTCTTTTCGAGAGGATTTGGCCCGGGAACTTAACGTTCTCGAACCCGGCGCGGAGATACCTGTGAGGGTTATCACCGTTCCTAAAACGCTCAAAGCCCCAAGGGTTATTGCCATTGAGCCTGCTGCGATGCAATATGCGCAGCAGTCACTCAAAGACAGTCTCCTCAGTGCAGTTCAGGAGGATGGTTTCCTCTCCTGCGCTGTCGGATTTGAGGACCAAGAGCCTAATCGGCTCATGGCCCAAAGAGGTTCACACAGCGGTGACCTCGCTACACTCGATTTGAGTGAAGCATCCGATAGGGTTTCGTATCAGCATGTACGAGCTCTGGTCGAAGACTACCCCGAGTTGCTAGGGGTGGTCGATGCGACTAGGTCCCGGAAGGCTGATGTACCTGGCCACGGAGTTATCCGTTTGGCCAAGTATGCGTCTATGGGTTCAGCTCTGTGCTTTCCCTTCGAAGCCATGGTCTTTTTGACCGTGATCTTCTTGGGAATTGAGCGCGAGCTTAGTACCCCGCTTTCCCGTGAGGTGATAGAATCATTCTCCGGGCAGGTGCGTGTCTTTGGTGACGATTTGATTGTCCCCAGAGACTATGTGCTGTCCGTCGTTGACGAACTACATACCTTTGGGCATGTGGTTAACGTCAGCAAGTCTTTCTGGACCGGAAGGTTCAGGGAGTCTTGCGGACGGGAGTACTATGATGGCCAAGACGTTAGTATTGTCAAGGTCCGATCAGTACTTCCGACGCGACGGCAGGACGCGAATGGCGTAATTTCCGCCGTAGCTTTCCGGAACCTCGCCTATTGGGCGGGTCTTTGGAAGACTGCGGCGTGGATGGATAACTATTTGGAGGGTATCTTGCGATACTTTCCGAACGTTGCTCCGTCCTCGCCATTGCTTGGTAGGGAGTCTGCGTTGGGATATGAATTCCAACGCCTTCACCCTAATCACCACGGCCCCATAACCAAGGGCTATTATGTGGTGGCCAAGGCTCCTCCGGATCATTTGGAGGGGCCGGGTGCCTTGCTCAAGTGCCTATTGCAGAAACCCGTCGCGGGTTTTGGTCTGCCAAGACCGGAGCCGGCAGCGACATTGGGTAATGACGTCGTGGCTGCGAACCATGATGAGGAGCACTTGGAGCGTTCTGGACGCCCCGAGCACGTCGACATCAAGCTCGGGTGGAGACCTCCCTTTTAGGAGGGAGGTGCGGGCTTAGCCCGTTGGGGGACGATCGATTGTCCCCTGCCTCCATTTCCTG